TCTGATGTCGCAAAACATCTATTTTGCGAGAGTCAGTAGAAAGCGCCGGCTAATCCGAACCACCCGAACACGTCCGAGACGAGAGAAGAGGAGAAAGAAAGAATATATATACCCAGTATCCCGCTGGTGGGGGGAACAGGCTCAAGGGGGAAGCAATGAGGATTCCCGCGTCGCGGAGTACCGCGGCGGGAAAGGAAAGGCAGCGAACGCGGCGCACGGTTCCACCTCGCTCCGCTCGGAGGCACCGGCGCGGGAAGCCGGATGCAGGTCGAGGTGGTGCCTACAGCACTCACCTTCGAAGAGGGGAAGGGAACGGAAGCACGGGCGTCCGGCGGCCCGCCCGCGCACGCGCGTGCGGCCGGTGGCTGCGGCGGTCTGGGCTTCGAGCTCGGCGCGCAGGTCGTCGCGCGCGCGGATCAGGTCCGCTACGGAGCGATACTCGACGGTGGTGCCGTCGGCTTTGCGCACCAGCCGCTCTCCCACGGCAATCGCGGCGTTGAGTTCGTCGATGTCGGACAGGGAAACAGGCATGCTGCGGCGGCCTCGGAGGGGTCAGGGGGCAGCATGCGGGAGCGGCTACTTTTGCGCCTGTACACGCATGTCCAGGGCGAGCGGCATCTGCGCGTCGGCGGCGTCGGGCCGGAAGACCGTGGGCAGCAGGCCGGCGGATTCGAGCCAGCGGCGGTGGCGGGCGACCTGCTTTTCGCTCATGCCGAGGTCGTGGGCGATGCAGCGCACGCTGACGCCCCGCTTGAGGTGGCGGCAGATGATGCCGCGGCGGCGCATGAAGTCGAGCTCGGCGCACTGCGGCAGGCGGATGGTCTCGCCGCCGAAGGCTGCGCACAGGCGCACAAGCAGCTCGAACCCGGTGTCGGCGTCGTCGGGGTCGAGCACGGCGCAGAGCTTGTGCGTGGGGGTGGGGTTGTCGGGGATGTAGACCGGGGCGCCGTCTTGCCAGCCGGCCAGGCGCAGCGCGGCGGTGGTGCCGATGGCGGCGCCGACTTGTTCGAGGATGCCGGTGATGAGCATGGCGGGTTACCTCTGCATGTAGGGGCTGCGCACGACGCGGCGCGCGGGGGCGGATGGGCGGGGCGGTGGTGCGGGCTGCGCCGGGGGGGCCGTGGCGGGCGCTGCGGCGGGCGGCGATGCAGGCGGGGCGGCCTGCTCGATCGGGGCGCGCGGCTCGGTCGGCTGGTCGGCGGCGCCCTGCCCGGCTGGCGTGGCGGCAGGGCGTGGATCCGCAGGCTGCGCGATCGCGGGGCGCCCGGCGGCGCTGTCGTCGTGGAACAGCAGCTCGCCACTGGCCGCACGGCGCACGCGGCCGGCCTCGAGCACGCGGGCGTGGTCGGCGTCCCAGTCGGCGGTGCTGTAGCGGTGCAGGCGCAGCTCGGGGTTTTCCGTGGCGGCGTAGGCATACACCCAGGTGTCGAGCGGCTCGTTACGGGCGCTGCCCTTCTTGCGGTAGCGGCCTTTGGTGGGATCGAAGACCTCGGAGACGAGGCCGGCGAAGTATTCGCGCGGCAGCTCGTCGGAGAAGCGCACCCAGCGGCGGTCGCGGTCGGCCTGCTCGGCGTCGGATGCCAGGCGGCGGAAGAAGGTGTGCTTGATGGCCACCGTGCCCACCTGCCAGGTGAGGAGGCTGCCGTCGGCGGCGGTCTTGCCGGTGTGGTCGGTGTCCTCGCGCTTGGGGCGGCCGAGCGGCAGGGCGTTGGCGGCCTTGGCGCCGTAGATCGACATGGCGCGGCGGATGAGCGACTTGCGCACGTAGTCCTTGACCGCTTGCGTGCGGTGGCCGCGGCCGTCGATGGCGGCGGCGCTGACCGGCAGCAGCGCGCCGCAGGCGTGCTCGATCGGGCGGTTGAGCAGGTCGGTGAGCTGCACCCACACCTCGGCCTGCTGCGGATCGCCACAGAGCACGGCGTAGTCGAGCGTCCAGGCGCGGCGGCCGTGGCCCCAGCCGATGATCTGCACCTCGAGGCGGTCGTCCTGGGTGTCGATGCCGGCGGTGATCCAGACCACGCCCATGGGGGCCACGCGCAGCGGATAGGCTTCGGCGCGGTCCTGCAGGATGTTGGCCTTGACCGCCTTGAGGGACTTGTCTTCCCAGGGCTCGGCGAGGCGGTCATTGACGAAGGTCTTGAGCTTGGCGGGGTCGTCCTTGGCGTCGAGGAACATCTGCGCGCAGCTCACCCACGTCGGGCCCATGCCGGGCTGGTAGTACAGGCAGTTGAGGTGGTAGCCGCGCAGCTTGCGCTCGGGGTGCGCCGCCACCCAGCGCGCGGTGCCGCCGGCCTTGGCGTCCTTGAGCATCTGGCGCTTGTGGTGCTCTTCGATCATGGCGCCGCATTCGCGGCACACGTACCAGGCCTGGGTGACGTTGCCGGCGGTGTCGCGCTGCCACTTGAGGCCGTCCCACTCCAGCGGCTGACCTTCGCCGCAGTGCGGGCAGTCGACGTGGTAGCGGCGCTGGTCGGACTTCTCCCACTTTTCGGCGGTGCGGCACAGGCCGCGCACGCCCGGCGTGGAGACATATGCACGCTTGTAGCGGGTGGGGTACGCCGAGGTGCGGCCCTCGAGCATCTTCTCGGGGTCGTCGCCGGATCGGAGCTGGTTGGCGAAGTCGGTGAATTCGTCCACCAGCAGGTAGCGCACGGTGGTCTGCTTGAGGCGGCTGGGCGTGCCGGCGTGTTCGATGTAGAGCTGGCCGCCGGCGAAATCCTTGAAATCTTTCTGGTTGGCGGCGTTGCGGCTGTTGGTGCTGGTGAGCGCCTCGCGCACCGCGGCGGTTTCTTCGATGAGCGGGTTGAGCTTCTGGTTGATCCACTTGTTCATGGACACTTCGCCCGGCAGGCAGACCATGACCGGGCCCGGGGCCTGGTCCATGATGTAGCCGAGCGTGTTGGTCTCGAACTCGGACTTGCCGAACTGGATCGGGAACATCAGCACCACGTCCTGCACCGGCGAGCGGGCGCTCATGCAGTCCATCGGCTCGCGCAGGGGCGGGTTGTTGTCGGTGCGCCAGCGGCCGGGCTTGGGGCTGGCCTTGCTCGACAGCCAGCGCTTGGCGTCGGCCCATTCGGAGACCGTCATCGGCTTGCGCGGGGCGATCGCGCGCGAGGCGGTGCCGAACAGGAAGTCGGCCTGCTGGATCAGCGTGTCGAGGGTGAAGGCTGCCGGCGCGCCCATCGGTCAGCCCGCCTTGCGCTGCAGGGCGCCGATCTCGTTGGCGAGGTTGCCGAGCAGGTGCTCGATCTCCTCGAGCAGCAGGGTGCGCACCCGGGCCTCGTCGGTTTCGCCGGCCAGGGTGGAGGCGATGCTGTCGGGCAGCGCCTCGAAGGCGGTGCGCACGCTGGTGAAGGCCTGGGCGACGATCGCCACCGCATCGGCGCGGCGCACCAGGTCGCCGGCCTCTTCGCCGAGGCGCAGTTCCTCGCGCAGGGCTGCGGCGCGTTCCTTGCGGGCCTTCCAGCGCTGGTAGTCCGGGCTGCCTTCGTCGCCGCCGTCGAAGGCTTCGTCATCAGGCTCGACGCGGGGCGCTGCGGGCGGCGCATCGGCCGGCGCACGCACCAGCTCGGCGCCGCGCTGTTCCGCATGCCGAGCCGCCACCGCCGCCATCGCCGGGTCGCGCGTGGCCTCGATGCGGGCGAGCGACTCGGCCACGCGCACGCGCTTGCCGTCGTCTGTGAGCACCAGCCGGCCGGCCTTGCGCAGCGCGGTGACGTGCGACTTGACGCAGCCGTGGAGGGCGGCGAACTCGGTGAAGGTGGCGGTGGGGGGGTGGGTCATGCGGCCCTGACCTCTTTCGCCGCCCTGGCAGCCCGGGCGTATTCGCGCGCCTGGTGGCAGGCGGCGCACCACCAGCCGGCGGCGGTGTGCTTGCGGCCCTTGGTGCGGCGCACGCGGGTGCAGCGCGCGCAGACGAAGCTGGGGCCGGTGACGCCGGCGAGCTTGGCCTGGCCGGCGGTCTGGTCGCGGTAGTGGTGCTCGTCGGCGGGGTAGGTGAAGACGGTCATGTGCGTTCCTCAGCGCTGTTTGGCCGCCAGGCGGCTTTCTGCTGCGTCCGACAACACCGGCACTACCCCACCCTGCCCCAGGCCGCCCACAGGGCCGATACGCGCGCCGCGCAGGCCGTCGATGAGGCCGAGGCGGTGGAGCTCGCGGGCGAAAGCGTGGAACTCGGGCAGCTCGTCGCGCAGGCGGGCGTTGAAGGCCTGGGCGTTCTCGGGGCCGCAGGTGATGGCGGCGAAGCGGCCGGCGTCGCCCGCCGCGGCGAGTGGGTCGGCGGCGCCGGTGGCGAAGACGATGTTCTGCTGGGCGGCGCCCTGCTCTTCTGCTGGCATCTCTACCTCCTTCTTTTTCGGGTGACGGGTAATGAGTGATTCGCGCGCGCGAAAATCGGGCCCCGGGGTGGCTGTGCGGGGTGTGCGGGTGCTGTGCGGGGTGGTGTGCGGGGTGGTGTGCGGGGTGAAACCCGCATGGATGCTGAGGTGTGCGGGGTGTGCGGGGTGGCGCTCACGTGTACGTGAGAGGTTGTTTTTGTGTGTACGGGGGTAATGCGTTTTTCGTGTACGCGTGCACACGTGGGGTTGATCCCGCACACCCCGCACAGCCCAATAACGGCGCGGGTTTGCGCCCGCACACCACCCCGCACAGCATCCCGCACACACCGCACAAGTCCGGGCGCAGTGGGGCGAATGACGGCCTTAGGCATAGTTGGCCACCCCCTTGTAGTCGCGCACGGCGTTTCCGAAGGCCTCGATGCAGTCGCCGAGCCAGGCGGTCTCGGAGCTGCCCGGGGGCATCTGGGCGAGGCTGTCGGCTGGGATGACGACGCCGTGGGGGCCAACGACGCTGCCGGCGCGCTGGTAGCGCTTGCGGCCGGTGCTCATGCCTTTCTTCTTGCCGATGGCGTCGATGAGCTTGTTGAGCGGCGCGGCCTTGGCGATGCCCTGTCGGTTGCACCAGGCGCGGTAGAGCTGGAACCAGTCTTCGGAGAGGCCGGGCATCATGCGCACGCCGTCGATGTGGCCGTCGCGCAGGTGGTTGTAGAAGCGGGTGGTGCTGTCCAGGCTGAGTTCGATCAGCTCGGCTTTGGCCGCGGTCATCGGCGGCTTTGTGTGTTCGTCGAAGCCCTTGAGGTCGAGTTCGAGCAGGTACTGATGCAGGGCGGCGATGCCGCCCGCGCGGATCTCGCCGGCGACCTCTTCATAGAACTCGGGGGAGAGCTTTTCCGGTGTCCAGATGATGGCGTGGCGGCGGTCGTCTTCCTCGAGCACGACGGGCATGCGCTCGTTGGAGAGGAACACGAGGTTGACGTGGTTGCGTTCCTCGTAAGCGGCCATGTTCTTGGGGTTGATGCGGATCCAGTCGCCGGTGATGAAGGCCTTGAGCTTGTTCTTGACGTGGTAGAGGTCGGAGCGGGCGACGACTTCGTCGGCGATGAGGAAGAGCTTGCGCGAGGCCCAGTCGTTGAACTTGTCTTCGATCGCGGACTGATCGATGACGCGGCCGTAGCGGCCGTAGATGGCCATGACGCATTCGAAGAACAGGTTCTTGCCGGTGCCCTGCGGGCCGTGGATGACCAGGGTGGTCTTCATCTTGGCGCCAGGGTGCTGGATGGGGAACGCAATCCAGCGCAGCACCCACTGGAAGAGGTGCTCGGCGTTGGCGTCGCCCATGCACATGTAGCGCAGCAGCTCGAGCAGGCGCTCGCAGCGGCCGGCCTTGGGCGTGGTGGGCCACTTGTCCCAGAGGTTGCAAGTGATGTTCGGATCCTCGCCGGCGGGGTCGAAGCCGACTTCCATCACGCGGACGATCTTGCGCAGGGGGTGTTCGCACCAGCGGCGGTGCAGTTCGCGGCTGATGCAGGCGTCACGCATGTCGGACAGCGCGACGAGACAGTGTTCCTGATGGTCGAACACGGTGCCCTTCTGGCCATAGACGAGGGCGTAGCGCTCGAGCAGCTCTTCCTGCGTTTCGATAGGGCGCAGGGCGTTGTCTTGCCCCCCCCCCCCTGTGTTGGGTACGACGCGGGCGGCCGTGGTGGGGGCTTCCCACCCGAGCGCGTGGAGCTTGTCTTCGACCTGGGCGCGGACGACGGCGAGGCCCTCGGCGGCGTGCAGGTCGTTGAAGTCGGTGATCTTGTGGCCCTGCGCCTGGAACTTGGCCCAGCGGGCGTCGTCGTCGGCGAAGGCCGGCGCGATGTAGGCGCCACCGACGGCGAGCGCGGCAGCCTGGGCAGCACTGACCCCCGCGTTGTCGGCGCCATGCGGCTGGCCGCAGGCCGGGCAGGTGGGGCCGTCGGCCTTCTTGACCGAGGCCTTGCACTCGCGGCACTTGCCGTAGGCGTCGTCGTCGGCGCAGATGAGGATGCGCGCCTTGGGGTAGCGCTTGTGCAGGGCCTGGGCGACGGGCTGCAGGTTGCCGGCGTCGAAGGCGATCGCCACCGGGTGGCCAGTGGCTTCGTGCAGGGTGGCGCCGGTGGCGTAGCCCTCGGCGACGAGGATGATCCACGACGGGGCGCCGATCAGGTGCAGGTGGCCGATCTTGTCGAAGCCAGGCGGCCAGTATTCCTTGTCGCGCTCGAGGCGCTTGATGCGATCGGCGTGACGCGCCCGGGACAGAATGAACTGCAGACCGAAGGTGCGGCCGACGAGATCCTGCAGCGGCACCACCAGGGCTCCATCGACCGGCACGGCGTAGGGCTTGTCGCCCTTGCCGTCGTACTCGAGGAACATGCCCTCGGGGGCAAAGCGCACGCCATGCGCACCGATGCCCTTGCGGGTGAGGTAGTCGTGCTCGCCGGTGGGCAGGCAGGCGCGCCACTTCTCGTCTGCCTTGGCCGCGGCCTGCTTGACCTCGGCGCCGCGTAGCTGCGCGGCCCGCTTGCGGTCCTCCTGCATGCGGGCGCGGTAGGCGGCTTTCTGCTCGGCGGTCATCTCGACGCGCTGCAGCTTGATCTTCTGCGCGCCGGCGTCGTTGCCGCGATACACCCCATAGGAGCCCACCAGCACCGTGTCGCCGCTATCGAGCGTGAGCTCGTGCAGCACGTACCATCCGGGCTTGCCGTGCTCGCCGTCGACCTTCACCCGCCGGGGGTTTCCGCGCGAGGTCGGGCGGCCGGTGCTCACAGACGCCGGCAAGCGCGTGCGCGTGGCTGAGTGGCTCGCCCGCATCGAGGCCACGCGCGACCCGGCGCAGGCGGCGGTGGCGGCTCGGCATGCGGAACACCGCGGCTCC